ATGAAGAGCTCCGCCTCTCCACTTGATTGACCAAGTTCTCCACGTGGGTATTTAATTCTAAATTCTGTGTTGTGTTCTAGATCTTTTTGAAATAATTCTAATTGAGTGCTGTGTTTGTTAAGTTGTTCATTAATACCAAAATAAGCCCAGGTGCCGATTGCTACGAGCGCGATCAGACTAGCAACCGTCTTCATAGGCATCTGCACTTTAGCCTCGTCCGATATGTTTAATGGTTTATTGGACATGTGGTCCTCCGCAGAAAGCTAGGACAGTTAACATTACAATTAATAAACCTGTAAAATAATAATTCATCTTGGCCCTCTCCATGGTAAATTATCCTTTAAGCCAATTACGAATTTTTCTGAATGGCCATTTGATCCAATGCCAAATATCTTTAAGTAACTTTTTCATTTTCTACCTCTTTACATAAACATTTTGAACAAGTGCATAAATCACCATCATAATGGTGTGAATGAAGTTCTTCATCACAATGACAATCACAGTGGCAATCTTTGCACTTAGACATTTTATTTACTATGAAATACTGTAGCTTCTATTACGTGTTCAGTAGTAAAATTACAGTAAACATCATTCTCAAATAGAATAGGTCCTGGAAAGTTTATAGTTATTCCACCGACAGCTGCAGGTGTCTTAACTTTAAATTTTAAAGTTCCACCAGATCCTCCATCTCTTAAATGAAAATCACCAGATGCAGTTCCGCTATCTAAATAAACTCCAAAAACTCTTGTTCTTCCAGATCTGATCGTACCAGTTTCAGTTGCTTGGGATGTTGCTGATACATCTTCTGCCGATCCAAATATATTTGCTGACATATAATCTCCTTTTAATTAGTGGGTCCGAAGACCCACATAATTATTAGATGTTGTTAATTAACTCTGAAGCGTTTCTGTTCTGAGTCGCAGTAATGTAATCTAATTTAGTTACTCTTTGACCAGATGCAGAAGCTGAAACAGAAGCAGCAAACATTTGCATATCATCAGTATTGATGTTTGCAGTATGTGTAGCAGCTAATGTTCTGTTAACAAAAAACTGTACATTTTTTGCTCTATCAACTCTAAAACCAACAGTATCATATGCACTATCAGTGATAGTATATGCAGTATATTGTGTTTGAGTTGTTCCAGAAGCATTTTTAGTTACAAATCTGTAAAACTGTTCACCATTGTTAGACTCAATAGAGATTCTATTTGCTGATCTCCATCCAGAACTTCCTGTGAAAGTTTCTACTAAACCTGTTCCATAGTCAGTTGCATTTGCATCATTGTTTTGTATTCTTGCTTCATACCAAACAACTGTTCCTGGATTTGTTACAAATCCAGATGCATCAGTAACTTCTGCTACAGCTTGAAAAGTGTTTGCAGTTTTAACAAGAGCTAAACCGTTGTTATCAGTTGTATTAGCTGAAGTTAAAGTAACTGCGCCACCTACTTCATTAGATATACCAGCTGATGCTCCACCATCTGCAATAGATGTTGACCATTCTGCTGAAGGTAAAGTGTTATAAATAAAATCATCTTTATAACAAATGTAATTTGGATTATTGTCTACTGGTAAATCCTTAAACCATTTTGTGTTATTAGCTAACCCAGCAAACATTACTGGATTTCTAAAGTGTGTTCCTGCCATTTTATTCTCCTAGTTAGTGTGAATATAGTCTCTAGGCCGTCGACTATACGCGTCTATATTCAACATTAATAAATTGTATAGTGTAAATAATATACAAAAAAAAAGGGGCGAAGTAAACTCCGCCCCTTCTCGAATCTATGTTAGATTAATATTAAGATCCTGAAGAACCAAATACACATCTAGGGTCTGAGAATCCAAAAGAATATCTCTCTCTAGCTTTGTATCTGACGTTTCCAGTATCGAAATCGCCTTCCATAGCAGTTCTTAGTGGTGATCTGACGAAATGCTTAAAGCCATTAGGTGCATCAGTGATGATAAAGAAAGCATTAGTATCATTTAAGAAATGATTGACTCTATAGCCTTCTGGAATCATATTCATGTTATTAAGGGCGTTAATGTCATTGTCAGCCGTACTAACTCTTAATGGAGATTTTAAGATTCTCTCAGCAGTAAACTGTAATTCTTTTGGAATTATTAGTTTTCTACCTTGAAGAGCAATTCTTAATCCTCTCTCATCAATGTAAGCAGCAATTTTAATAAGCGCATCTTCTAATGAAGTTTCACTTAAATCTGCTTGAGTTGTGAACGTGTTCACTAGGTTAACACCAGAAACAGTTGGGTGAGTTGTACTACAAAGTGGTACACCGTCTCCCCCGAGTTGAGTTGTACTAAACGCACTGTTTAATATCTCAGCTCCTTTAACTTGTTTTGTGTTAGCCATTGAACGTGCTAACGCTCTTGCGTATCGATTACCAAGTCTGTCATACAGATTATCTTCAATCGCTTCCTCAGTTATTGCGAATGCTAGTGCAACTGTTTGGTGTGTGTATCTAGCGGTGAACGCTTCTTTAGCGTCATCGAATACAACCGAAGCACCTTCAGCTTTAGTAGATGCACTACCAAAGCCAGTTAGCATTACTTCCTCTTCGAAAGCTCTGTCTGATGTTTCTGTCTGAAAGATCTCAGCAGTCTCGTTTTCGTACCTGTCATACTCTAGTCCAAATAAAGCATTCAAACCAGGCTCTAGTTCTTTAACTAGCTGTGCTCGTGATATAGCCATAATTTAATCTCCTCTATTATGATTGACCAGTAGTACCAGACTTGTACGAATGGTTATTGATAACTACCAATACATTCACGCCTGAAGCAGCTGTAATATCAGAATTGTTTGGATCCTGAGATATGTCTACTGCTTTTAGCACAAATGTAGAAGATGAATCAGCTGTTGCAACATCAAGACTCTCTCTTGACTGTCCAGATAAAGTATCTCCAGTGCCTGCATTTATTTTATAATTTGCAAACAAATGAGAAACCGTGAAAGTTGCATCTGAATTAATTTCATATACAACGTCTGGTCCGTCAATTACTTGAGCCATGATATCGTTAGCAGATATGCTTCCAGGATAGTAGTTTTTAAATGTCGGCTTCTGAGATGTAGGATCAGTGTAGAAAACCCCATTGAAGACACCAACAACAGGATTATCAGTAATGCCTGCAAGCTGAATTGTTCCATCAGCAGCAGTTTTTACTAAGTCACCTTGAAATACCGCTGTTCCGTAATTCTTTAGAATACGATATCTGTTTTGTGCTCCATTGTAGGGAGTTCCATCTAACTGTCTAGCAGCTCTCAGACCGAAATTGCCTGTGTCATTTGCCATCGTTATGTCCTCTACTTTAGTTTGTTAATTTACTGATAGTGATAACAAAAAAATTACTTTTTCGAACCACCACCAAAGGTTACCCTTGATTGCCTTTCAATATTGATAGGCATCTCAGGACGCTGCTCCTTCATAAGATCATTGTCAACCGCTTGTATTTGTTCGCGAGTTCTATTCTCGAAGTACTCTTTCCGCGATTGCATAACCTCTTCCGGTATCCTTGCTAGCACATGGCCACCAACCCCGATAACTCCCTTATGTTTACCTTCCTGAATCGTTGGATAGTCATGAGGTCCGATTTCCTTCATTACGGCTTCGGCTCTCACAAACTCCCAACCTTCCCTTAAAGCTTTTGATACATTCGCTGAATCCATGAAACCCATGGTTTCTGCTCTGATCCATCTTTGTACCATGCCTTGCGGTGCAGGCGGAGCATCTAAACTTGACGGTGGAGTCCAATCTGTTTTTCTCTTTTTCTTTTCTCGCATTTCAGACTCGCGCGATATCGTTGTATTATTTTCTTTTTCATTCATAATATCTCCTATTTAACGTATTTCGCGTATTCCTCTAGTGGCACCCCTAATTTTTTAGCTATCGCTACCTGTGATTTGGTGAGTCTCACAGTCTTGCGTCCACTTTGGTTACGCACTGCAGGTGCAACGGTTTGGACGGGCTGCCTTTGTACCTGTGGTTGATCAAACTTATTAGGAAAATAATTCTTAATTCGTTTGTTCAGTTCATTATAATACTCATCCGAGTCTCCTACAACCCCACTTTCAATTAAATTTTTGTGGATTGCTATAGCTGCGTCATGCATAACATCGTCCTCATTAAACCAAGAGTTTTCCTCTGCCCATCTCTGAGCTCTTAAACTCGGTTGTGGTTGATCAGTTGTCGGTTGAGTCGCGGGAGCAGCCTCTTGTGGAGTTTGCTTCGCTTCTTGTTCTTTCAAAAACTTGGTTTGCGATAAACGCTCTTTTTCTATCGCTAATTGAGTAAGTTTCTGATTAGCATCAACTATTGATTTTGCATCTTGTCCTTCAATTGCTCTTTGCAATAAAGAATTTGCTGCAACTTCGTCAGTTTGAAGTCTTTTTTCAAATTCACTTAAATAGTTAGCCTCCATTTTTGGATACTTACTTTGGAATTTGTTAATTTCACTTTTTAAACCCTGAGCATATTGTAAAGCTGCTTCTGCTCTTCTATCTGCTTCACGTCTATCTCTAGTTAATTTGTTTATTCTTTTTTGAACTGAATCAGATGCTTTATTTAAATCAAAACCATCGTTATCTTTATCGGTTTCAACATTAATAGGTGTTTTATCTCTGTTTATCTCAGCACCTTCTGGTTCTAGTTCTTCTTTTTGTAAATTAACTTCTTTTGACTCTGTTTCTTCTTC